TTAATGTATCCATCACCACCAAGGATAGCACCTGAACCTTTGTTAGGTCCATTAGTCTTAATCTCTACTTCACTACCATCCCATTGAAGGTCACCACTACTACCCTTTTGTGCAGTACCAAATAGAGAGAAAGTAGACTCACCAAGACCAACTCCGGTAGCAGCCTTTGGAATAACATTCAAGTGAACGTTCTGAATAAAGACATTCAAGTCCTCATTTACAAACTCCTTTGGAAGCTTACTTGCGATTGCTTGAGCGAATGGTACAATCTTTCCAACAGGTAAGTCAGAAAGCTTGAGAAGAGTTTCCTTCTTTGTTGCAAGATGCTCAGTTAAAGTAACACCCTCATCATATTGAGAGTTAATAACAATCTCTTTATATTTATTCTTTGCTCCACCTTGCTTAGGACCGGTCCAATCAGCTTGATTGAACATTGAATCAATATTGTCACCTAAACCTGAGCTTTGATTAACACGAAGTTGTCTTGCAACAACCTTACCATACGAGTCGTCAAGAGTAAATGTCTCCTTCTTACCGTCAGCTGTGGTGATAACAACTTCAACCTCTTCATTGAGGATCTGCTTATTGTAGATGTCTTCTAATCTCATATCACCACTAATATAATAGAGTTCCTTAAATGCAAGCACTAAACATCAACTGTATCAAGCGTATCTTTCATACCTTCACTACCAAAAGAAACTAAACCACCGATTGAAGCTGCGACATGTTTAGGATCTTCATCGATTTGCAATTGAAGCTCTTTAGCAACAGCTTGATCTGAATCATTGGGTTCATGTAGGAAAGCTTTAACAAGAAGCTCGATAAGCACCTTCTCACCCTCTGGTGTCATTTCATCTTGTTTAGGTTCAAGAGCATCTTGAGGCATCTCAGCAATATCTGTTGCATCTGGAGCTCCACCTTCCACCTCTTCATTGAAGAGACTTTCATATTCTTTAAATAGATCTAATGTTTTCATATTATTTGAGCATTTTGGCTACACGTTTAACATTCTTAGCAATTACCTTGCCTAAGTTATCAACTTCCTTGTTGATCTGTTGAACACCACGTGATGGTCTTGATGGATCTGGGTCACTGGCTCTTAATGTTTTAGCTGTAGCTAATGTACCATCAATGTTACCAGCATTCTTTTCGAACTTATCAATTTTCTTCTGACGCATCTTATCTACCACCTCGAAGTTCTCCTCTGCATCAGGATTACCAGCTGACTTAACCTCAAGTACAACTAAAGTACCATCTTCAAGCTTAATAGTGATGTCATCAGAACCAAATTTTGCATCTGCCGCTAACCCAGCTTTCAATAGAACATTCTGTATGTGACGCTTCGCTTTCGTAATAGCGTCTTGGTTTTGTTTGGGAGTGTGACTCTCAACACCTTCAAGAAATTTACTCATACCAATATTTAATGGATCAGAGACAATTTCACATTAATATTTTTGGTAAAATCTCGTTCTATTTGGGTAAGATTGTTGCGCTTAAGGAAGAGTTTGAACTTCTTCCATGAGATCTTACTAGTATCAATGGGTATATACGACTGATACTCACGTTGCTCAAGTAAAAACTCATCAAATGACATGTTATTATAGATAATACGTGAGGGTAATGCATTAAAAACACGTTCAGTAAGCAATCTCTCCCTAGTATTGTCAGGATCTACCTGATAATAGAAGCATTTCTTACGTTTTGACATCTCACATATGAGTAGAACCTGCTTTAGTATGAAATGTGTACTAAGTTGGTTCTTTTCCTTACGAGAAAGCTTTTTAAGATCATTCTCAACAACATAATAGCTGTATTCGTTAAAGGAATGCTCAAGAAACGGCAACAAATTCACGTATTCGACATTATTCTCAATATCAAAGTAGCTGCGTAGCTCGTGCTTTGTTGTATTCACTGCCATAAAGGTTTGTACTACCATTATGGCCTCTATATTTACGAAAGCAACAACTTTGGCGGACTTTTCGTCAACTTTACCTTGCCTATTCGAATATTCATGATACCGTTGTAGTATTTCTCGCTAATAAGTGCTTCAGTCTGAAATTGATACAGTGTCTCAATGTATGCCAGTTCACTTTTGTTACCACAACTACGAATTACCTCAAATTTAAACTTTTTCTTACCAAGTTTCTTAATATCTGCATTCAACTTGTCAGAAGACCCTGTATATGTCTTCCAATCCGACTCACCTACAAAGATTCTCTTACGTTTCTTACCTTTTAAAGGTGGTCTCTTGGTTTTCTTCTCGATTTGCTTCTTTCCAATATACATCATACCTGATACTGTATTAGTAATCAAGTATACAAAGCCAAAAGGGAGTTCATCCCACTGCTCCTCACATGTCCAGTGACCTAAATCCATTTATTACATATAGTCTGAGATATCCTCAACCATCTCCACATTAGACTCCTCATTCTCATCAGGAAGATGTACTTTCTTAGCCTTCTTCTTCTTTTTCTTCTTCTTTGCAATACGAGATTGTACCTTACCTAAAGGTTTAGCTATACGAGTATCATCAGGATCACCATAAACATGAGCACCCTGCATATCATCACCACCAGTTGAACCAACACCAGCATCACCAGCAGTCATATCCTCTTCAATGACCTTATAAAAGTATGCAGCAAATCTACCAGTTGATTTTTCCATATTAGTATTTAATCTAAGGTATGCAGTTACTCAAGAAGTATATTGAAGAGGTCGGTAAGGATCTCGTACTTGATGACTTTAATATCAAAGAACAAAGTCTGCGTTTACCTGCTCGTAAGCATTATTGGGTAGCTCGTCTTATAGAAGCAAAGATCGAACGTCATACAACCTTTGAGAAGAAAAAGAAGCTTAAGAAGGACATAACTAAAGAGGTAATTGCTACTTCACCTGTTAAGCTTTCGCATTCAGCAGCAGAACAAGCAGCAGAAAGGCATGAGTCACTTGCTACTTTAACAGCCAAGATTCAAGAGTTGAATATTATAATTGAATATCTCGAGAAGGTTGAGAAGACTATGTCTCAGATGGGCTTTGATGTTAAAAACATTGTTGAGTTGATGAAGATGGAGCAAATGTAATGATTCAGTTCGATTACAAAAAGAGTACACCCAAACAACCAGGTAAGCTCATTATAAGATGTTCGGATACAGAGCTATTCGAAAATATACGTGAACACTTCTCAGTAGAAAATACTGGAGCACGGTTTGCCAGAAGGTATGCAAGGTTTGCTCCAAGAAGAAAGTATGTTATTACACCAACAGGTACTTGCGAGTTAGGATTATATTGGGAAGTACGTCAATACCTTATTGCAAAGCAAATTAATGCACCGGTTGAAATATCTCCTGCACTTGCTAAAGCTCTTAAGGTAGGTCTTGATGCAGAAATGGTACATGACTTTAAGTTTACTCTTCGTAACTATCAAGAAGAGGTAATTAAAAAGGCTATTAAGCTTGGGACAGGTACATGTGTACTTGGTACTGGTGCAGGAAAGACATTTACAACAGCTGCTCTTATTGAACAGTTCTATAAAGCAAGTAATGACCCTGATACCTTCAAGTGTCTTATGCTTGTACCAGACTTAGGTCTTGTTACTCAGACTTTTGATGAGTTTATAAATGTAGGTATCAATTATAAGTGCACTAAATGGACAGGTAAGACCAAGCCAGACTTTACCTCGAATGTAATCATTGCAAACATTGGCATTATTCAAAGTAGGTTTGAAGATAATGATTGGCTGAGGCATATTGACTTACTTGTAGTAGATGAGTGTCATAAGATTACAGCTGGTAATAAAATCTCTAAGATTGTTCAGCAGATCAAAACACCTAACAAGTTTGGATTTACAGGAACCCTTCCTGAAGACCAACTTAATAAATGGTCAATCATAGGAAAGCTTGGACCAGTCATTTACGAAAAGACAAGTGCTGAGCTTCGTAATGAAGACTTTCTTGCAAATGTAGCTGTAAAGATACTCAATATTGGTTATGGGTCAGCTGCACCTCATTTTTCAGGACCATCAGGTTATAGAGATGAGTTAGAATATATTTATGAGAGCGAAAGACGTAATGACTTGTTAACTAAACTTGTTGATAAGCTACAAAACAACACACTTGTGTTAGTCAATCATATTGCACATGGTGAAGCTATAGAAGAATACTTTACTAAGCTTGAAGGTAAGCAAGTATACTTTATTAGAGGGTCAGTTGATGTTGAAGAACGTGAACGTATCAAAAAGATAATGGAAGATGAACATAATGTTGTGTGTATTGCTATTAGCGCAATCTTCTCAACAGGTGTTAATGTTAAGAACATTCATAACATCATCTTTGCAGCAGGTGGTAAGTCATTTATTAGAACTGTGCAGTCTATTGGACGAGGTCTTCGTAAGCATGCTGCAAAAGAGAAGCTAATTATCTTTGATCTCTGTGATCAACTCAAGTATGGTCAAGCACATTGCGATAAGCGCAAAACCATATATGACAAGGAGAAGATCCACTACAAAGAGATCGACATTAAATAAAAGCTTGATAACTTTAATAACCAGTCTATAATTAGGTAGAATGTCAAAAACAGCTAAGGAAGAATATTACATAAAGCCTAAAGAGTTTAAAGAGAGTTTGCAGAAGTATTATGATACAGACGTACTCACGGATGACTTGGCTGAGAATATCAAAAAGATCGCGTATGGTTTGAGCTATAACGGATCCTTTATTAACTATTCATACAAAGATGATATGATTGGCGATGCCTTGATTAAGATGTATGCAGCACTAAAATATAAGAAGTATAAGTTTGAAACGAAGTCAAATCCGTTCTCATACTTTACTACTATTGCTTACCATGCATTTATTAATCGCATCAAGAAGGAGAAGAAGCATCACCAAACCATTACATCATACAAAGAAAAGGTATATGACGAGTATATGAGCAACCCAGATAACACACATGGGAATGTTTATGTAAAGCCTGTCGATGATGATTCCCAATATTAATAAAAGTAAGGTTGCTATCTTTAGTGACCTTCACCTTGGTGTTCATTCCAACAGTACAGATTGGCATAATTATGCCATGGAGTGGGCACATTGGTTTCGTGAAGAATGCCGAAGCAAGGGTATCAAAGATATTATCTTTTGTGGTGATTGGCACCATAATCGATCTGAGATATCTGTTAACACCTTGCAAGTATCTGCAGATATTTTAGATCTCTTTCAAGAGTTCAATCTTATCGCTATTACTGGTAATCACGATATATATTATAAGCATAGAACAGATGTTAACTCACTTTCTATATTTAAGAATCGACACAATGTAACAGTACTTGAGCAATATCAGACAATGGAAGCTTTCGATAAGAAGCTTTCTTTCTGTCCTTGGAATACACCTACAAGTGTTATTGAAGAGAGTGATGTTGTCTTTGGTCACTTTGAGATTGAAACATTCAAGATGAATGCTTTCAAGGTATGTGAAGAAGGAGTTAGTATTAAAGACCTTCTTAAGAAGTCAGAACTGATTATATCTGGTCACTTCCATACACGTCATGAAAAGCAGTTCGGAGCTGGTACCATACTCTATGTTGGTAATCCGTTCCATATGGACTTTGGAGATGCAGGTAACATAAAAGGCTATCACATACTTGATCTTGATACAATGGAGTATGAGTTCTTTGAGAATACAGTATCACCTTGTTATGAGAAACTTTACTTAAGTGAACTTGTTGAGGTCGGTGACATTACACCTATCATAGCTAACAAAATTAGAAACAATATTGTTAAGCTTAAGATTGATAAGAACATATCACAAGAAGACATG